CCACGTGTCACATTCAGGAGTACCAGGAAAGGCCCCACGGCCTAAAAACCTGGTGACTTGACATTATTTTTATTTACATAGGTAGGAGTTCGGCTCCCACTTCTAGGACCATCAAGTTCATTTTCAGTTATAAATCTACGTTGATCACGTACATAGTCTTCAGTAGATGGAGCTACACTCAACATCTCTAACTTCAGTTTTAACTCATTAATTTGATCTTGCATAGAAAGTTCTTTTTCATCAGCACTAAGAAGAGCAGTACTGTTTAAGCGGCAAAAAATTGCATGTGCTTGGCCATACGTATCAGTGTTTGCATTGTTTTGGTCAAGACTTGAATTACTCGACCACAATTTAAGAATACCACCAGGGGCAGTAACACTACAAGCAAACCAACACACCCAAGAGTTACCAGAAACATTTGACGAAAAATAGATTGGAGTATGCGAATGAACAACAGTTAAATTACTTGTTGAAAAATTCATATACTTATTAAGTGCAAATGTAGCATTACTAGTTAAAACCATAGTAAAACTAAACACACCAACCTCGGGAAACGTAACAGTTGTAACTCGGCCACCTTTTTCAGTACCGTTCGTATTTGTGAATACAATACCGTAATCACCTTGAATCTTTTTAACATCTCCACATGGCCCAGGAACAGGTCCAGAAGAATAATAAGCAGATTGATTAGTAATTGTTGAAAGAACATCTAAGTGCGAAACAAAAAATCTCACACGATAATGAATTTTAATAAAACCAAGAGTAGTATTAGGAGGTATAGAGGACATACATAAGACGACAAATTTACCTTGTTTTTGCCATCTAGCATCAGAACTTCCACTGGTAAACAATGGTCCATTACTTGCTTGCTTATGCATAGAACAAGTTACAGGCTGCCAAACAGCAGTCGTTTTGTTACCAGGTACTGTCATAGCCCTTCGTATACCATCATCTCCACTAATAACTGTATCTGAGGGATCTCTGTCCACATAAAAAAGAAGAGCTCCTGAGACTGAAGTTGGGCAACTATTTCTGTACTCAAAGTCCATTTGTTCGATGATATATTTTTCATAAAGAGCATTAAAAGTGCGTAAACGCGAATTAGGAAAGTTGGAAGGATAAACTTCAAAACTGTAGATGATGTCGCCCGAGTTATAGCCAGTTGACCCACTCGATAAACTGACCAAAAAGTCAGAACCATTACACACAGAACTATCATTTCCGCGTGTTGTTGTTTTAAAGCGGCTGGCGCCAATCGGACTAAAAGTAGCAACAGGAGCTGAACGAATGCGAGCAGCGTTTCCACTGCGTGCTCTACCACTCTTTGCTCTAACTGCCGCAACCTTACCAACATCACGTTTTATTTCCTTCTTAAGGGATTTCTCGACCTTTTTAACAGCTTGTGCGACTTTCGCACCTTTCTTATTTCTACGTCTTCTTGACATTCCTTGAGCACCAACCAATAAAGCAGCAAGAGACCTTTTAAATCCTTTGCCGATATTTTGGGAGAAAAATTTCTCGTCTGCCTCTTTAAGGTCTTCGTCTAAAGCGTAACTCGCGTCGTGTTCTAAGCACGTCTGATCAAACTCGTCAATAGCACTAACACTATTATCTACCACTGAATTTTGTCGTTTCCCAGCACTCCAACCGGGTCCGCAATAATTACCGTGATAGGCGTAAGACATAAATTTCCTAGGCTGATAATTTAACATGACCTGGGTACTTTGATAATTAACTTTTACAGTGTCAGCGAATCGTTTTATTGAATCAAAATCTAAAGCTCCAGTGTCAGTCCATAAATTAGGCAAGCTCCATGGTTCGGGACGCGAGGGTCGGGAAAAAATACCCCCCTCGTATCGACCATACCAGAGCGAACGTAATTCAAGTTCTGACAAATAATTTTCATCGAATGCTTTCTTCACATTGTCGTCATTTTTAAATTCTTCATAAAAGTCCTTAACAATGTGGTCTATTTTAACAAACTCTTCATCATGAGTATAACTCATGATTCGAACCATACATAATCGTTGGAGTTGTAAATCTGGTTCTCTAAGCCCACGTGGTTTGTTCTTCTGGATTAAACCAGCCAAAATTTTAACAAAATTGGGACGTGGGACATAATATCCTTCCTTGACTACAGTCTTCATACCGAGAAAAGTCATGTCGGCTGATTGTAATTCACAATTTCCCTCATGTTCAATTTCAAAGTTTAACTCCTTAAAGAAGTCATATAAATAATCTAGGTTTTTCATACGGTCATAAAACTCTCTATCTTTTAAATAATTTCCGTCGTCACCTTGTATCCAATCATGTGAATGTAGCATATACCATTTAAAGTTCTCTGCACTATCATCATTAGTAGCATGGATAAAAGCTCCGAACAGAATCAAACGATGAAAATCGTTATTATCAGATAAAGTACGAAAATTACCACTATTCTCTCCTTCTACTTTATAAAGAACATCACCTGAGGGGCAAATATTGTAGCTTGCGGAAGCTTCAGTGTTCAAACGATGGCGTATCATTCTATCATACTCTGTTTCTTGATATAAGATTGCATTTACTTCATATGCGGCTTCTGATAGAAAACGAAAAATTCCAGAATCCCATTTAGAGATATCGGCTAGATCGCCGGTGAAGCCATCGTTAAATTTAATAAAACGGTCCCAAGTACCGTAAAAAGGGTTTAAGCCTACACCGGTAAGGCTTTTAAAAGGATCTAGAGACATTAAGTAGTCTAGATCAAAACAACGTTCATGTCCTAAAATCAGCAATAACAGAGCACCACTCAAGAAAGAACGAACTTTACCTATTTTAACTTTGTCTGAAGGACGAATCTCTTCTTTGAACGATATAGACCATAAACTCAACGGCACATCAAACAAGTCTAAAACTCGTTTTCGAAAAGCAAAATAACACTCTCGGAACCATTCTTGTTCAAAAATTTCACCTTTGGTTTGAGCAACTAAAGAAAAGGGGAATGAAGATGCACTAGTTTTATTCATTAAATGTTCGATTATTTCATCAAACTCTAAATATCTAGGCTTCTTCGCTCCAATAACAGTTTTCTTGTACCACAACAACCATTGGCGGGCTCTACGTATAGAACGAACGACCCCGGGTTTAACCACGAAGTCGGAGTTGCGATAATATTTTGCATAATCTTTCATAGTATCGTCAAAGTTATTCTGTGTGACTAAATAAAATTTTTTAATCTCTTCGACGTCATAATAGGAGCTAACAATACGGAGCAATCTAGGATCCTCAACATATTTGTTTTCTTCTTTCGAGTATCTGTTTACTGTGAACATATAATATTGGTTAAAATCAAATTCTAATTTTTGGCTAGCTTTTTCTAGCTTGGGTGATGGCTTAGAACTAAATTTAAGCTTTGCGCCAATATACGGAGCATAAAACTCCCGCAAAGACACCACCACCTCGGGCGCTATTAGTTTAAAGGAACGGAGTAAGCAACATTGTGCTTACCTTGGTTTCCATAATGAATACCGACAACTCTACCGTCGGCCCCAATTAACAATCCTCCACAATTTCCTTTTTCAGAATTATAAGTGGTAGTGATTGTTGTTTTAATTACTTCACCAACTTTTCCTTTACTACAATGAACAACACCATCTTGATCTTTAATCCATAAATCAACTGCTGTACCTTGAGAAGGTGGAACAACATCTAATGATCTAATTGTAGAAGTATCGCCTTCAGCGAATTTTGTATTTTCAGTCCAAACAAAGAAGGCTGCATCAGGGTGATGAGAGCTTAAGAGAACAATTTTATTTTCTTTCCACATAGCTTTCAAGTCAAACATGACTTGACCTGTTTTAGCTCGCTCAAAAACGACATAAAATTCATCATATTTATCAGCTGTTGGTACTCCTTCACCATCGATGAAGGTGTGTCTATTCATAAACACTCTACCTTTTAAATAAGCAGCATTTTGTAAATAATATAAATTGTCGCCTTTCTTAGCGTACACTAAACCAAGTGACTCACCAACAACCTGAGAGTTCACTCTCTTATTGCTTGGATTTAACATAGCTTCTTCTTCAACAGTTTCTACTAGTGTTTCATCAACAACTAGTTTTGTTTCATTTTGTTGTTTGACATCCTTGGTCGGAGATTTAGTTCTGCCACGACCACGCTGTCTCTTTGGTTTTTCAGCAGCTTTAGGATTTTTAGGTTCTGGCTGCATTTCTGATTTGTTGATATTTTCTACTTTTTCTCTAAAAACTACTGTTTTATCTTTAATTTGTGCTTTATTAACAATACTTTTTGGATCTGGGAAGACATCAATAGCTTCATGATTAACAAAATCCTTAAGTTTACCACGAGGGTTCTTTGAAAACACATTATAAACAGTATACTGATCAACATCAATATTGAAGGCTGCGATATACTCAGCAAGCTCATCTCTATCAACATCGTCATCTAAAAAGTATTTAGTAGTACCGATTTCAACAAAATCTCCATCTTTAAAAGACGTATAATCAAACATAAATTGACCAGGTTTTTTATTACCAAATCCTAAAGTTCTAGATCTACCAGATTTCTTTTTTAGGACGTTCTTAGCTTTTGAGCTATTCGTTCTACGTCCCTCAACATCAAGAGCAGTTTCACCATGACGATATTTACTCTCGAATTTCATTTTAGTTGTCATGGATTTCAATTTACCGGGCATTTCCACAGGTTGGTCGTTCTTCTCATACACTAATTTTCCTTCATGTAATACCACGACGTATTCATCGTCACTTTCTAATTGTGAAACATAAAATTCAATTGCTTCATCTTTAGAATTTGCACTAAATGGCACATAGGAATATGTATAATAAACAACGCAAACAACTTTTGTAAGCCAATTAATACCTACATCAATAATGCCAGTCCATGTGGCAAAAACAGAAAGTTTTGCCATACCACCAACAAACCAGTCAGGAAATCCATCACCTGAAAACTTACGTTCTTTTCTAATGCGATTAAAATCAAACATTGAAAGGAATGTTTCATGCAGACCTTTACGATCTGTAGGACTAAACATGACTTCATATAATAAAGCAGTAAGAACTAACCATCGATTGTGAGATACATAATAAACACTTTGATTAGACTCATAACGTCTAACTCGTTTTCCAACCTTGTAATAATTATAAGCAGCAATAACTGCAGCACCGATCAGGGCAAATAATATTGTAAAGAGTAGAAACTTGTGTTGCCACAAGCCCAAAAAGAAGTAGCCCATTTTTAATTTGTATGTTGCAAATTTTTTCTCCTTTCCTTTTTCATCATACACAGGAGTGGTGTCAGGGAATAAATCATCCTTCAAACCAGCCCACCATGTTTCAGTGTTCTCTTTACCTTGTTTCAACTTTTCTGTGGCGGCATCTTTAAATTCCATCGCCTTCAGTTTAAGCTTCATTGCTAGACCTCTATTCTTTTCTTTCTCTAGCTGTAATTCTTCAGACTCATTGCCTTTAATTTCAGGCATTATTATAGTGTCAATTCCAATTTCAAAATCATCTTCTTGATATTTACGGGAAGTTTCGGGGGTACCATAAACTGGTTGCCAATCACTCTTCGGAGGCATTTTGGGACGAACAATCTCATCATTACCACCAGTTATATCATCTCTCTTTTTTGGTTCAGCTTTCAACTCAACCTTTTCAACGTTAATACGTGGATCAGGAGATTCAATTGGTAGTTTACCATAATTACTCAAAGTAACCTTTTCGGCTACAGTATTCTCAGAGGGTTCAAACTCATCCATAACTTCATCAATACTCAAAGGAATATCAATGTTAAATTGTTCATTAAAAATTGAAATTAAAACACGATAAGAGTCTTGCATTGCGGCACTCTTATTCCAGCGCCAATCACCGACAGCAATCTTAATCTTACCGCAAA